TCCAGGTCGAGGAATCCTGGCATCAGCATCGAGGAGTGCTCGTTCCTCGCCACCTCCACCATCCCGCCGAGCAGGCTGGCAATCACCGTGTCCTTCTCATCCAGGGAGTGCGAGTCGATGCTTATGACCCCGTCTGTCTTGAACGGCTGCTCGTACACCCGAACGTCCGTCAGCGTGATGGGGCTGGTGCTCGACCCGCCCGTCACCCACACGTACCCCGTGCCGCCGTATGAATAGGCGGTCCTGCAGCGTGCGAAGTACCTCCCAACCCCAGACGATACCTCGCCGACGTACTCGGGGGCCACCTCCTGCGTGAGGATCATATGCGATAAATTGCCGAGACCCACCTTGATGTTTGTGAGGCCGATTGTCGTCGAGGAGAAGCAGACGTAGTAAGTCCTACCTGCGGTTATCGCAGCCGAGCCAGAGCCCCTCACCAGGTTCGAGTCGGCGGTGATAGTGCTATCCTCGATGATTGGGTCGAGAACGTCACCGATGGAGAACTCGCCCGTGGTGAGGTTCCACGCCGAGTCGCCAGCTCGGCTGGCTATCGTGCCGCCCGTGATGTAGTCCGCGTCTATGCCGATGGCGTAGATGGAGTTCAGGATTGCGTTGCCCCACGCGTCGAAGCCGAAGGGGTAGGTCACGCCGCCGTCCACGGATACCGCGAAGGTGGTCGCCGTGAACTTCCAGACAATCGTAGACTCGGCCAGCGTGGGCTTGTCGTGCATGTAGTAGATGATTGACTGGTCGGGCTGCACCGACTGGGTCATGTAGAGGCCAGACGAGCTTGCGAGCTGGTTCTGCAGGTTCTGGATTGCCGTCTCGCGAGCCGTCCTCTCGACCCGAATAGCCTTCCTGTTGGCCACTATGGCCGCTGTCGCCGCCGAGAAGTAGTCCGCGCTGTTCCTGGAAGGGGTCTCGGCGTTGCACGAGACCTGGGAGGTACCAGAGACAGACCACTGCAGGTGGGTGGCGTAGGAGTAGTACTCCATGCCCTTCCCGTCGACTATGAACACGGGGTCTCCTGGCTCCAGCGTGGGGTCTCCGTCGACCGTGCTCGAGAATGGCCTGAACCGCATCCCCACCACGTGGGGGCTTATCAAGCCAGCGACCGTCTGGGCCTGTCCCCTCACGATGAGGGGGTTTCCAGACAGGGACAGCACGTAGCCCGTGGTGCCGTCAAGATACGTCTCGCCCTCGCCGGAATCGTTGGGCGAAGCGGTCACCTCGACTCCCGTTATCACCACGTCATCGGTGCATACGGTCAAGTCGTGGATTGAGGTCAGCAAAGCGTAGGAGCGGGGCGAGAACGTCCCGCCGTCTGCACTGGCTCCCCCGGAGTGGAACGAGCCGCCGTCTGCCGTGTCGCCGTCCGAATAGGGAGTGGTGTTGGTGGAGTAGGTTCCGCCGTCGAGCCACGTCCCGCCAGAGTGCCAACTCGTGTCATACCACTTGAGCTGCAGCCTGCCCTGGTTGTCCACGTTGGCCCAGCAGCACGCGATCTGCGCGGCGTAGGCGATGACCTGCAGGCAGGTGAGGTTGTCCTCGGTGGGCCTGTTCGCCACCGTGTAGGAATTGTTGGGGAACGTCAGCGTGGCCAATGTCAGCCCGCACACCGTGCAGATGTTCGAGACGATGGTGTAGAGGTCGGCTGGGTAGGCCGTGATGACATCAGTGTAGGGCCTCTCCAGAAGCCTCATGTTGTCGATGCAGGTGAGGGCTATCGAGCTGCCGTAGGAATCGGGCTGCTCCACCTCGTAGTATCCCTTGAGGACCCATTCCTGGCCGTTCTCCAGCTGCCTGCCGACCTGCGGGGCGATAATCGCCCCCGTGAAGTCGTACCCGTCGAACTTCCCTTCCGTGTTGTTCAGGGTGCAGTTGAACGACCCCATCACCGCCGCGCCTATGTCGAACGAGGAATCTGTGGAGGATGCCTGGTCGAAGGAGAACCCTCCCTCCAGGAAGTCCTCTCCCGTGAGGTTCAGCACGGTGCTGTCGGCAAGGGTCAGGGTGGCCTTCACCAGGTTGTCGGCTGGGTTTATCGAGACGAGCCTTCGGTATTCTGCGGAAGCGGAGAGCATGCTTACACCTCGATTATGTCGAACGAGAGGGTGGTCACGCGGTTCTCCCTGCCCGGGACGTTCATCCACTGGACTGGGGCCGTCCTGTCACCCGCGTAGAACTGGCGCGTCTCCCAGGCGTTGTCCTCGATGTCGAAGTACGTCACGTAGAAGTACTCTGGGGCGAACGCCTTGAGGATCGCGGAAGCCTGCGAGAACGTGATGAGGTTCCACGCGATGTTGAGCTTGCGCTTGCGGGATGTCCTCATCTTCTTCATGGGGTTGCCCTGGGCCAGGGTGCGCCCAGCGTCGGCGGAGGATATGTCCATGTACCCGTACTGCAGGGAAGCGGGGTCTGGCGAGACCGCCTGGGTGTTCGAGGAAGATGTCCCGACGTAGAGTATTGCCATCTCGCCTCCTTTAAGCGAACTGGACCTTGGTTGACATGCCTTGGCGTGCCAATTGCGCGTTGCCCTCGTTGACCGCACGGGCCAGCGTCTTGCCGTCTACCCTCAGCACGAGCTCCACAGTGCCGGACTCGGATTGCCTGAACATGGGGGCGGCCTGGACCATAGCGTCGAACACGCCCGAGCGGATGCCCTGGACTATCTGGTCGTTGTTGGCTACCGCGGTCTTGTTGCCCATGGTGCCGACCATCTCGGGTCCCGCCTCGCGAGCGACGAAGAGCTGCCCCACGTCGGGGAAGCCGCCCTCGGCGAACCACTTCCAGGAGAACCTGGGGATGGAGAACCAGGAGCCGTCGCTGTTCGTGAACCTCTCGTACCAGACGCTCAAATCGGGGAGCTTCGGGAGGGGAATCGAGATGTTGATTCCCGAGAACAGCCTTTCGATGGGGTTGACGATGGTGTCCCTGAACCAGTTCACCACGCTCTCCCATGCCTTCTTGATCTCCCCGACTGGGTCGGAGAAGAACTTGACGATGTTCTTGCCAGCCTCCTTGAAGGACTGAACGAGGTTCTCCTTAATCGGCAATACCTTGTCCTGCCACCAGCTCTTGATGCCCTCGTAGAGGTTCGAGAAGCCCGTCGAGACGTTGCCCCAGAACGTGGTCCATCCCTGGGTCACGTTGGTCTCCCAGGTCTGGTAGCTTGTCTTCATGTCTCCTAGCCAGCCGCCCAACCCAGTCTTGACGTTGGACCAGGCGCTCGAGGCGTTCTTGGAGGCGTTGGACCAGAAATTGTCCCATCCCCTGGAAACGTCCTGCTCCCAGTTCTGGTAGCCCGTCTTGAGGTCTCCCAGCCAGGTGTCCAGCCCGGTGGTGATGTTGGTCCACGTCTCGGAGGCGAACTTTCCGACGTTGTCCCACATCTCGGTCCAGCCCCTCTCGATGTCCTTCTCCCACTGCTGGTAGGAAGTCATGATGCCGCCGAGGAAGTTCCCGACCGCCGTCGATATTTCCTCCCAGTGGTTGTAGAGGATGGTCCCCACGGCGATTACAGCCGAGGCTATTGCGCCGACTATGAGCGAGATGCCGCCAGTGGCCGGTGCGACGGCCAGCGAGATGCCCATGATGGATGTCACGAGGCCGAGAACGTCGTCAGCGGCTATCTTGGCTCCAGAGGAGAGCGACTCGAAGATGTTGCCTCCCGAGATGAAGAAGTCGAGGAAGCTCCAGATCGTTCCAATCGGCCCGAGGAACTTGCCCACGGTCTTCAGCAGGGGGGCCAGGAGGGACTCCAGGGGCTTTATGAGCTCGCCGAGCTTGCCGAAGCTGGACAGGAGCCTCGCCAGGGGGCCTCCCTCCTTGGCTACTCCCTCGAGCGGCTTGAAGAGGGTGCCGAGCTTGGTCTTGACGGTCTCGAACGGCTTGGACAGGGGCTCGAAGAGCTTGCCGAGCTTGAGCTTCGCGTCCTTGAGGCCGTTCTTTAGCGGCTCGAAGAACTTCCCGAGCTTGACCTTTGTGTCCTGGATTATCTTGTTTAGGGGCCCGAACAGCTCCATCAGCTTGAGGCCGGGGCCTTCCAGCTTGGAGAACGCCTTGAGGATGTTAAGCAGCGGAGCCACGAACTTGGCGGCGTCGCCTATGAGCCTCAGCGCCCTGACCATCTTGTTGGCTATCTCGTCGGTCATCTCGCCGAGCTTGGACTTGAGGTCCTTCATGAAGTCGTAGGTCTCGAGCGGGATGTCCAATCCGCCGACCCCGCCTGCACCGGCTCCTCCCTTGCCGGCTCCGCCTCCGACTCCCGAGTAATCGGTTGGGTCTGGAACGTCGTTGAGCTTGTTGAGCTCGTCGAAGCCCATGACCGTGTTCTTGTACTCCTGGACCTTCTTGGTGGCCTTTGCTGCGGCGGTGCCCGCGTCGTCTAGGGAATCGGCAAGGTCGTCCACTTCCTCGCCGCCGATTGCTATCCCCGATGTGTCGAGCCCCGAGTAGTCGACCTCGAACGTCGCGTCGATTCCGAGCAGCGATGCTATGGACTGGGCGAGGAGCCTCACCGCCTTCGCGGCCGCTATCGCATACGGGAGGATCATGTTGAGCATCGGGATGAGCAGGTTGCCGATTGCGCGTGACGTGAGGGTAATCTGGGCCTGGAGGATGCGCAGCTGGTTGGCTGGCGACATGATGGTTCGCGCCATGTCCCCGTGCGTCTGGGTGACCTGGGTCATGATGAGGTGGTACCTCAGCGCCACCTTTTCGGCCTGGGTCATGGACTGCACGTTGGCGTCGATTCCCAGCTTTGCGGCCTCGGCCTGCATTCGGGCGTTGGAGAGATCCCAGCCGATCCTGCGGAGGGGTTCCAATTCGCCTGCCACGCCAGACTGTATCTTCGTCATGGCATCTGCCACGGGGATGTTGTAGAACGATGAGATGTCGTAGCCCAGTTGCGTGAGCTGCTGTGACATGACCTGGGCTTTGTCGGCGGTCACTCCCATGCCGGTTGCGAGCGTCATGAAGATGCCCTGGTTCCTAGCCCATTCCGCCATGTCGATGCCCATCGCGTCCTGGACCTCCTTGGCGTAGGCCCTAGCGGAGTCGGCGTACTGGCCCATCGACGCGTCGAACAGGTTCATGTTCTCGATGTAGGTGTTGGCCTCGTTGACTGCCGCTCCCAGCGTGCGCTTGAGGGCGTACCAGGCCACGGAGAGCTTCAAAACCGCGCCGTGAACCCCAGACAGCGCTCCCTTGACTCCCGTGTAGGAGGACTCGAGCTGCTTGTTGGAGGCGATGACCTCGTTGTTGGCAGCGGCGAGGTTCTTGTTTGCCGATTGCACAGACCTGGCTGCCACCGCGGCGGAGCGCATGGACTTGGGCATCTGGGAATATGCCTCGGAGAGCGTCTTCACGTTTCCCGAGAGCGGCCCCAGGGCGGAGTTGAGCTCGCGCATCTGCGATGCCAGCTTGCCCATGTCCAGCCCCGAGAACTCCTTGAGCACGGAGGGCAGGCTCTTGAGGTTGGAGAGCGACTTGCCGTCGAACCCAGAGAGGACGGAGAGCCCGGAGGCTATCTGGGCCAGCTTGGTGCCAGCTTCCGCGGGAATCGAAGACAGGGCGGCGGAGAAGGTCTGGATGTTCTTCGCGGCGGAGGCGGAGAACTTGAACGAACCGAGAGAAGTCAGACGCGAGGTGTCCATGCTCCCCACGACCGACTTGACCTCCTTGAGCTGGGAGGAGAGGTTCGCCAGCTTGGGGTGTGCTGTGGTGAGCTTGGACTCGAGCTTGCCGAGGGAGTCCACCAGGGCCATGAGGCCGCTGGATGCCTGCGACGCATCGCCTGAAACCTCTATCGCGAGCCTGTCTATCGTTGCTTCCATTCGCTACCCCTTCTCGGCCGCTATCTTCTCCACCCTCGATATGAAGGCCGCCTTCATCCTCTCCATGGCCGCCATGGCCTTCCTCGCCTCGACCTCCTCGGGCGATTCCATGGTGAACAGCGGCTCCTCTGGGTAGGTGCTGTCCTTCCCGAAGCAGGCCGCTATCGCGTTGGCCACGTAGAGCCCTTCCCTCCACTCCGCCTTGTAGGCGGATTGCATGCGCATCCTCCACGCCTCGCGGTAGCCTGCGGCGAGGGAGGGGTCCCCGTGCCAGAACTCCTCGGCGGGCATGCCCATGAACAGGTAGGTCGGGAACGCCTCCTTGAACAGCGAGTAGAGCGTCGCCGAGCTGGGAGGTTCGGCTACCTGGCCTTCCAGCTGATGGCTTTTCCCTCTTCGGGGTCCTCCATGAGCGAGCCGACCGTGTTGAAGTACATCCCCACTAGAGCCTTGTAGAGCTCGTCCTTGTCCGTCATGGAGCGCCACAGGCCCTCGACCGTCGATGCCTTGATCTTCGGGTGGTGCTTGATGAACGCCCCCGCGAACAGGCCCTTCTGGATGGCCACCTTGCCGCTGAACACGTCGCTGGGAGAGATGTCGAACATCGACTCGGCCTGCTGCGCCGACTCCCTGTCGTACTCGAGCGTGTAGGTGGTGCCGTTCCAGTCGAACTCGATGACTGACGTGGGCTTCCTCTCCTCCACCTCTACCTTGTTCTCTGCCATTCCAGTCCCCTTTCTCCCCATCGGTTAATCGCTTAGGACGTTGCCAGCTCGGGGAGGGTCGTCGGCGATACGACGATGCCCATCTCCTGCACGCCGGACACGGAAGCGCCCTTCTTGTAGACGCTGACGAAGCCCTTGAACGGGAACTTGCCGTCGTCGCCGTTGGGCGTGACCGTGCTTCCCGATACAGTGGCCCCGAACCAGACTGCAAGGTCCTGCTCGGAGCCCTCGAGCGCCTTGACCGTCGAGTAGTCGGACTTCGTGTAGTTCGCGACGAACTCGAACGAGCCGCCCGTGTCCGCGATGTCGAAGATGTAGACGTGCGCGGGGTCGGACAGGGTTGTGGCGTCCAGCGTCGCGGGAGCCTGTCCCAAATCGGGGATCTCCTTGATGTCGACGAGCTTGGAATAAGTGATCGTTCCCGAGCCCGAGCCGACCATCAGGAAGCTCTTGAAAGTGTTGAACGGGGTGGTGTTGGCTGCCATTCCAAACCTCCTTTATTTCCAGTAGGTGTTGCCGTACTTGTCGGTTATGCCCGAGTACCTGGTGACGTACCTGTAGATGCTCGGGTCGGCCGCGTTGTCGAGCGGACGCGACATGGTCCGCCTGAAGTTCCACTTGCGCATGACCGCATCCAGGGCGGCCGCTATCTCCTTGCACTGGCTACGACCCATCGACTCCGAGTTGGAGAAGACGTTGATCGTGAACCCGTGGGAGACGGCGTTCTCCTGCCCGGACGAGTCGCGCATGTAGTCGACCTCCGCGTTGCCCGTCTCGACGATGGACACGGCGGGGAAGGACGCGGGCTTGACCACGCGGTCGTCGTTGGTGACGTAGGCGCCTGGGTAGAGCCCGTACACCGTCCTGGCGAGCTCGTCGTAGAGCCAGCGCTCGAAATCGGGGGTGTCGTTCATGATGAGAACACGTCCTTGAAGACGGGGACGACCATCTGCTTCATGACCTCGGAGCCTGCGAACATGTAAGCGTCCGCGGTTTGGCCCCATGTCGAGCGCCGCCGTCCCTCCTCGTCGTAGTAGTACCATTTCTCGGGCTGGTCGGGGTCATGTGCCGCAGGGGTCCACCTCAGGTCGTATCCCGCGAACTCGGGGGGCAGTTCCCCAGGGTAGGTTCCCTCGCCCATGACGCCCGTGCCGAACTCCGCGAAGGCCGCCTCCTCGTCATCCGATATGACCAGGTAGCAAGCGCTCCCAGCCTTCTCGAAGCGTATGGCCGCCGCCACGTTCCCCATCGAGGAGCGGACGGTCCCCTGGGCCGTGGATACGCCTATCTCCGCCAGGGTGGCCAGCGCCCGGTCGAGCTTTGAGGGCAGCGAGCCCTGGTAGCGGCGGACCTCCTTGATGGCGTTGCGCACGGAAGACTGTGAGAGGGCTACCCTCATCGCTCCACCTCGACCTTCTTGGCGGCGATGACGGTGAAACCGCCCTTCCTTCCGACCCTCCTCACGATGTGGTCGTGCGTGTCGGCGTACAGGTCGTCTATCCAGAGCAGGTCCGCCTCGGCGACCTCGAACGAGGGATCGTCGATCGTGAGCGTCACGTCGTAGTCGAGCTTCTGCCCGAACAGGTCGTAGACCGCCTCGCCGCGGGCCATCGTGCGCGTCGGCCAGAACTCGGACTGTGTGGAGTAGGAGGGGACGTTGCGCCCCGTGTAGAGGCCGTCCCCATCCACCTCGGGGGCTATCCCCGAGTACCTGGCGATGAGCACCTTCTGCCTGTCCCTGTCGAGGTTCCTCATGAAGGCACCCCCACGTGAGGGGTCATGCCCACGAAGTAGGACTTGGGGATGCCCGCCGACTCGTAGGTGCGGGAGGTCCCGGACTCCGAGTGGGAGACCTCGCCCTCCGCGCCGCGCCTGTTCACGAGGTATACCGCTATGTCGACTGTGCGGTTGTGGAACTTCTCGGGCACGTCCAACCAGGAGGCTGAATCGTCCAGCGGGTAGATGCGGGACACGACGGCCTCCTGCGCGACGGCGAGGTAGTGGGCGGCGAAATCGTCGAACCTGCTGTCGTCAACCAAGGTCTGGATGGCGTCTATCATCTCCTGGTCGGTCATATCTAGTCCCCTCCCTTACGAGGAGGCCGCGTTCGGGTCGTAGCCCGGCGAGAGCAGCTTGCCGAACGGGATGGCCTGGGCCGAGGAGTAGGCCAGCGCCCACTGGGCCGAGGTTGCCAGCTGCGCGTCGGTCGGCGAGATGACGTTCACGCCGTTGTCCTGGGGCAGCGTGTAGGAGAAGCCGTTCGGGTGGATGGTCTCGCGGAAGCGGTTGACGATGTAGTCCATGCCGCCGCGGGTGAGCTCGTCGCGTCCGAATCCAACGGGGTTGGCCACGGGTGCGGAAGCATAGCGGAAAGCGCCCTCCGCGAACAGGTAGGTGGCGTACTGCATGTAGCCGCCCGCAGGTGCCGTGGTCGTTGCGACTGCGATGGTGCCCGCCGTGGAGGTGATGGACGCGTCGGGAGCGCCGTAGCCGTACTTGCCGCTCCTCTCGGTGCAGGTGATGACCGCGTCGGAACGGGACGTGCTGTAAACCGCAGCGAATGCGGCGTTGGCGTCGATTGCGCTCTTGACAGCGGTTGCAGCAGCGGCTGCGGATGCGCCGGAGGTGGCGTCGAGCGTGACTTCGACTCCCTCTACCGTGATCTTGTCGCCGTTTGCCACGGTGCCGCCGATGGTGATGGTGTAGACGCCGGCTGAGGTGTCGGCGGTGCGTGCCTTGGGGACGCCGTCGTCGATGATGACGTTGTAGCCGTTGACCTGGTAGATGGGCAGGTCGCGGGTCACGCCGTTGGGGTCGGTGTACTTCAGGTAATCGACGCGCTGCAGGTCCTCGAAGGACTGGGCCACCGCGGAGTGCATGACGGCCATTCCCACGGAGCGCTTGTGCTCGCCCCAGATCTCCTGCGCGGCGTCGGAGAGCATGCTCGCGCCGATGGAGGTCTTGGTGATGACGTTGCTGTTCAGCATTGCCGTGGTGCCCAAAACACCTTCGGCGATGCCGATGAGGCGGTTCTGGCGCTTGGTCTGCCAGTACTTAGCGACTCGTGCTGCGATGGCGGCCATGGGGTTAGCTACCGTGAAGTCGGCTGCGAAATCGTCGGCGAACCAACCGTGCGCACGGCCGTAGACCACGCCTGACTGGCTTGAGGCGCCCATGGTGTCGAGCGTGATGTTGGTCTGGCCGTCGTAGTTGTTGTCGTCGGTGTCGGCGAGGTTGCCGTAGAACGGGATTGTGTAGACGTTGCCGCCCGTCTTGATTAGGCTGGCGATCAGGCCGTCCTGGACCATGACGCCGCTCTGGACGAGGGCGTTGGTGACGAGGTCGGGCTCGTTCTGGAGGTAACCCGCGAAGATGTCCTCGTCGAACGGGATGGTGTAGTCACCGTGGGTGATGTAACCGGGCATTTGTGCCTCCTTACTTGTTCAGCAGTTCCTTGACGATGTTGGGATTGGCCTGCTTCATGGCCAGCTGCTCCTCGACGGGCAGTTTCGAGAAGTCGTCCCACGTGGCGACGGCTCCTCCCTGGTTGCCCTCGGGGTCTGGGTTGGCCTTGAGCTTGGCGTCGGCGAGCTGGGCCTCCAGGGCCTCCTTCTCGGCCTTCAAAGCTGCGCTCTGCTTGGCCACCATGTCCACGATGGACTGGGCGTTGGCCTTGGTCGCCTCCGCGTCCTCCACCGTGACCTGTGCCACGAGCGGGTCTATGGACTCGGCGTCGATCCCCGCTGCCACGAAGATTGCCCTAGCGTCCAGCCCGTTGGACTTGAGCGTGAACTCGAGCTCCCTCTGGGCGGCCTGGGCCTCCTTCTGGGCCAGCAGCTCCTCGGCTGTCATCCCCGCCTCGACCTTCTTCTGGGCCTCGGCGAGCTGGGTCTCCAAGCCCTCGCTCTTGGCCTTGAGCGCCTCGAAGGCCTCCTTGACCTCCTCGAGCTGGCTCTTGACCGGGTTGAGCTCCGCGTGGAACTTGCCGAGTATCTTGTTGACCTCCTCGTCGGTGGCCTCGGTGAACACGGCCCTCACATCGTCTCTCTTCATTTTTCAAACCTTCCGTCTACGCCCTGTTTTTCACGCGGCGGGCAACCGCACGGATACATAGCCATTTGACGCATGGCTGCTCTATTCGCTAGACACCCCTTGGGTGTTGTCGCCTGGCTCTGGCACGTTCGGCTGGGAGCCTATGTGCTGCACGACCGTCGGCCCCTGCGAGCCCTGGTGCGACTCGTAGTAGTCATGGGACTGCAGGTAGGCGGCCTCTGGGTCGGTGAACATGCCGCAGTTCTCGAACGCAAGCTGCGGGTGAATCTTGTCGGTGGAGAGCATCGTGGTGAGAACCTGGCTCTTGACCAGGGCGTTCTCGTAATTGCGGCGGTTGAACGCCAGCTCGATGTCCCTGATTCGGAGGTTTATCGCGGTGTCCTTGGACTGGTTGCAGATAGCCAGCACGACTCGGAGGAAGTCCCTCTCGGCCTTCTTGAACTGCAGCTCGTAGCCCTTGGCGTGCGTCTCCGCTAGGGTCCACCCGTCCCTCAAAAGGACTGCCGCCCCCGTGTCTGAGGAGGAGCCCGAGGTGCCGTTTCGGTTGGGCATGCCCACGATGTTCACTACGGCCTGGTAGATGTCGTCCTTGGTGACCTGGGTGGCCGTCTGGTCGAGGTCGCAGGTCATGTAGTCCACGTCCGCGTTGCCGATGGCCCCCTCCGTCGTAACGACCTGGACGGCCCCGAGCTTGAGCATCTCGACGAACTTCTCCTCGGTAATCTGGCAGTTCACGAACTTCATGAGCGCCTGGACCGTCTGCTCTATGCCGTCCAGCCTATTGGACTCTATGGCGTTTATCGCGTCCAGGAGGGGAAGGACGGGCTCGAACACGCCCATCCTCGCGTTGTTGAGCTTGTACTCGATGATGGGGACCCGCCCGTAGGTGTGGCGCTCGGACTCGACCACCTCGCTGCCGATGACCCTGAACAGCTCCCTGTCGGTGTAGCAGTTGTAGACGATCTGGCCGTCCTCGAGCTGCCCGACTATGACCCCCATGAGGGGGCGGCGCCTGTAATCGGATGTGCGCACAACGAACGCGGAGCGGGGGTCGAGCGTGTAGATCTCGAAGGGAGCGGAGCCGTCCTCGCGGTCCTCCTCCTTGTCGGCCCTTACGAACCGAAGCCCCGTGCCGCCTATGCACATCCACTCCATCAGGTCGCGGTCAGCGGATGCCTTGTCCTCGGCGAACATCAGCGTGTTGAGCTCGTTCACGTCCTTGAGGACGGGGTTCTCGGCGTCTGGGGTCTCGGCTTCGGAATCGTAGGTGCGGCACGTGTACTGGAGGGGCTGGTCGAGCTGGTAGCCCAGCTTGAAGACCACTATCTCCTGTGCGCGGTTCTCCACGACCTTGTTATTGATCTCTGGGCGGATGTCCTTGTGCCTGAAGAGGATGGGCTGTATGCCCTTGTAGTAGTTCCAGAGGTAGTCTATCTGGGATGCGTTCACGCCGAAGGCGAGCTTGGCCTCCCCCAATACCTCGACCACGTTGGACGCGTCGACTCTCTGCTTCTTGGTGAGGACGGGCATCCTGCCGGCGAACAGGGGCTTCTCGTTAGGAACTTGGGTCTCTTCAGCCATCTCCAGCCTTCCGCTAGTCTCGGGGTGGCCGCGCCGCCTAAGGGGGGTGAACGGCGGTGAGTGCGGAGGGTGAAGCGCACGCGCGGCCTTTGCCCGATGGGGAGCGGGTCTGCCCCCTTTTGTTGTATTTACAACATTTTAGGGGGTGCAACAAGGCGGTTTCGTTGTATTTACAACAAAAAACTAGAACATGCGTTTCATCGGAGTGACCGTGGCCCCCGTCAACGAGGTGACGAACCGCTTGAGCATGGACATGGCGTCCGGGGCGTCGTCGTGCTTGTTCTTGCCCTCCGTGGAGTAGTGCGTGAGCATCGTGAGGAAGGTGCGGTAATCGGCGTTGGGGGCTTCGGCGCGGAAGAGGCAGTGCTCCTTGATCCACATGGAGTCCACCAGGATCCGTGTCTCCTTGTTCTCGGTGGAGAACTTCTTGCGGACGTCTATCAGGTGGCCCCGTTCCCTGCACCGGGCGGCGATGTCGTCGGCTATGCGCCCTCCTGCGAGGTTTGACTCGAACCTGACCAGCTGGACGCCGTTCCTGATGAGGCAGGAGAGGATCTTCGGCTCCACGACCTCTGGCAGGTCGTTGTCGCACACGCAATCGTCGATGTAGAAGTCCTCGCCGTACTGTAAGGCCACCGGGAGGCATGCGTAGTCCTTGCCCCTGTCCTTGGTGTCGCACACGGCTATGATCGCGTCGGGCTCGCCCCCTGGCAGGGAATCGTAGAAGCGGAGCTGGTCCTCGGAGAACATGAGTCCTCCTATGTAGCGGGGAGCGCACATGTACTTGGCATCCCAGCTATCCCCCTCGCCAGCGGCATACAAGGAGGCTCGCATGTCCTCGTAGTACCTGGTCGAGAACCCCAGGCCGTATAGGTACTCGAAATTCGATTTCCCCCACTCGTGGTGTATCAGGGCCTTCCCCTTGCGCTTCCTGACCACGTCATCGCCCGGCTTCACCTCTTCGAGGGGTATCCACTCGTCGTAGGGGACCCCGTCCAGAGCCGGCATCTTCGTGAAGCGGTATCTAGGGTTGCCCTCGTACTGGGCCTCTATGCGCCCCATGGGGTCGTCTGGCACCCACCTGGTCATGACGAAGAGCTGCTTGGCCCCGTCGTTCATGCGGTCCTTGAGCTGGTTGAGGTAGGCGGCGTAGAGCTTGTCCATGCGGTCGGCTGATAACGCTTCCTCGCGGTCTGACACCACGTCGTCGATGTAGAGCAGGGCGTTCCTGCCCACCTCGACCGCACCTGTCAAAGTGCCGTCTATCGAGCGGCAAGTGAGGGTGGGGAAGCGCCTCTTCTTCTTCAGGTGGATGGTCTCGTCGGCCTGGGAGGAGTAGACCATGGGCGAATCGGGGAACACCTCCAGGAATCGGTAGGTGTCGGAGTCCTGGATGATGGACATGGCCTCCATGTGGAACGTCTTGGTGAGCTTGTCGGAATGGCCGGACATGACGTTGGCGCGGTCGGGGTAGTTCCCCATGACGAAGGTGAGGAAGAACACCCCCAGGGTGGTCTTGCCCGTCCTCGGGGCCTGGGAGACCCCCAGGAAGTCCAACTCGCCGTCGTAGAGGTCCTGGTAGTCCTTGACTATCGGGTAGAGGACGTGCCTCCTGGGGCGGTAGAACTGCCTCTCGGGGTCGCGGTTCCACTCCATGAACAGCATGTAGGAATCGAAATCGAACGGGGCTTCCAGCCTCAGGACGTTCTCTATGAATCGGATGAGCCTGGCGGGCTCGGGAGAGGTGGGGACGCGGTCCTCGGCCATCTCGCGGAAGAGGCGGGAGGATTCCCTGCGCTCGGGTGAGGGTTCCATGCCGTAGAGGACGGACAGGGCGTCCTCGAAGGGCTCTGGCGAATCGGTTGAGCCAACGGCTGAGAGTATGCGGGATAGGAGCTCTGCGGTGTCCATAGGGGCCTCCTAAAGAGAAAACGGGCCTGTCTCGGAAACAGACCCGCTCCCCAGGCGCCCCCCAGCGCCCCTTTTTTCAGTTTTGGAATTTTAAGCGGAGAGCCTCCCGTCCGCTATCAGGTGCGGAATGGTGTTGCGGTGGCACCCGAGGACCCGGGCCGCGGCGGACTTGCCCTCTGCGTCAAGCGCTTCCTGGGCCTTCGAGAGGAGCTCGGGCGGGTAGGACTTCGGGGAGCGCCCGAACCGAACGCCGTTTGCCTTGGCCCTCTCGATGCCGGCGGCCTGCCTTCTCAGCATGTCGGTGCGCTCCTTCTCGGCCTTCCACGCCAGCACGGAGAGGATCATGTCCTCGACCACCTTCCCAACGTCCCCCATCGCCCTGAAGGATGCCGAGTCCATGAAGGAGGCGTCGAGGGCCCTTATGTCCACCCCCTTCTCGCGGGTGAGCCGCTTCCACTCGGAGACCAGCTCGTCGTAGTTCCTACCCAGGCGGTCCAGGGAGTCCAAGACGATGCAGTCCCCATCCTGGACGGTCTCCAGAAGCTCCTTGTAGCCAGGGCGGTCCATGTCCTTCCCAGACGCCTTGTCCAGGAAGACCCTCTCGGGAGGGATTCCCAGTTCCAGCATCTCGTGGAGCTGGCGGTCGGGGTTCTGCTCGGCTGTGGAGATCCTAGCGTATCCAAACGTTGACATTTTAACTCCTTGTTAGACTACAGTTAGCCTATAGTTAGACTAAAAGGAAAAAGAAAGAGAAGGAGAAGAAGAAGTAGAATGGAAGGAGAAGTAGACCTCGAGTTCCCGATACGGTATCGCTACTCCACCCTCCACGCCCCCCTGAACCTCGGCAACCCTCCCTCGTCCAGGTCGAAGTCCAGCTCCATCCCGTATGGCCTCTGCTCGTACAGCGAACTGGCGGCCTCCTTCTGCCTCTTGTTCTTCAGGGTGTTGCTGAGGAAGTGGTGCTTGATGAAGTACCTCATCCCGCAACCGTCGTCCACTGCGACTATGAACCCGGCGCCCACCAGCTCATTGAACGCCTTCTCCCCTCCCTGCAGGCACGCCGTGACGCACCTCGGGTGCTTTATCTCGCCTATGAGGTCGCTCTCCGCGCAGGCGCAGCAGTACAGCAACCTGGCCTTCTCCGACAGCGATTCCATGTGGCTCGAGAAGAAAACGTCAGACGATATGCAAAAACGCGACTTTGTCATGGTACAATGCTCCTAGCGCTAGAGGTTCCCCAAGGAACCGACGAACCCGCCGAGAGCCGTCCACTCAAGGCGGGTTTTCCTTTACTCCTTGCTGTACTTCCTCGCCCTCTTCTCGGTGAGGCGCTCGTCTATCACCATGGTCCCGTCTGGGAGCCTCCCCGTGCGCGACTTGGGGACAAGGGCCAGCGTGTAGTCGAGCGCGTCGGCGATCTCGAAGGCGGTGTCCACCGTGACGGATGTCAGCCTCCCCTTCTGCCCGTTGACGTACTGGTAGATGGCCTGCGGTGTGGTGCCCATCTTGAACGCGAGGTCTGCCTTGGTGCAGCCGCGGTTGTCCAGCATGGCGTTTATGGCTTCGTTGATCTTCATGGCTTTCTCCTTTCCGTGGGGAGATGATAGCGCATCAGTACGCACTTGTCAAGTTGATACTGGCTTTTGCCCCGCCGAGGTGGTTGTTCCACTTCCCCCCCGCGATGAGACATTCATGATCTAGGGGTGGGGGGGTGCATCCCACGATCAACCACGCGTCACGATCCCACGAACGGCGAACAACCCGCGGCGATGTCATGAAACCCTCATCTATTTTGACGCGTCACTACTCCATCACTGCACAGAACGAACGCCGGACACGTCACGATCAATCACGCCATGAATAACGGAGTACTGCTCAACAATTCGGGCGCGTGCATGGTAAAGAGTGCATTATTATGCACCTGTTATGCATCAGTAATTACTTGTGTATATCTTGTGTTATTCGGCCCCACGTGTAAGTAATAACTGATATATAAGCTATCATCAGTATGTACTTAATATCAGGCCACAAGGAAAGGGGCACACAATGAAGAATCTGGACGAACTCGCAAGCGCCTACACGCGCGAACTAGAGGCCGCGAAACTCCATCAGGCGCAGGCCGATGCACTCAAAGCGGAATTGATCGAAGCATTGAACGATGCACACACAGATTGCATCAATACCGGCGCCCATGTGATCGAACGCAACGAAACCGTGCGTATGTCGTTTAGCTCTAAAGCGTTCCGCGCTGATTTTTCGGACGTCTTCGAAGAGTACAAACGGCCGCAAACTGTGAAGCACTTCACCGTCAAAGCAGCCTAAAAAGGCAATAAGGCCCGGGGGCGTCGCCAAACAAACCCCGGGCCCTGCAGGATAGAAACCCACAAAGAGAAAGGATACCAGATCATGAAGTACTCAATTGGCCGCCTGATGAAAGAATACGTCGAAGCAACCGACAATTACCGCCTCGCATGCAAGCAGTACGACGACGCCCGCGCCCGCTATGACGCCGCGCTTGATTCTTTCCCGTCGTTTGGCCGCTTCGACAAGAGCGACGACGCTATCGCCGCCCGTACGGCATGGAAAGAAGAATACGACGCCCCCCGTGCCGCGCAATACCGCTTCAAAGAAGAAACCGCGCTCTATAAGGCATGTGTGTGTGAGATGCTTGTAAGAACGATTGACGCGATCATTCAAGACAGGCTAAAGAGCGATGCATTCATGGCAAAATGGGACGGTACCCCGCTTCATTACAAGCGCTTCCAAAAAGCCATTTTCGGCGACATTGACCCCCGCGTAAGCGGTTACATAACCGATTATGGCTATTATCGCTTGTCGATCAATCCCACGCCGGGATGCCACGCGTACCACTTCACGAGCGACGAAACGCATATCACAGGCGCCGCAAGCGGTGTTTACCGCGCCGAAACCGCCGCCGCTCATGTCCGTTATGGCTATGCTGATGATCTTCCCACGTTCAAACAGGTACACACCGAATGCGTAGAAGCGGCCGACAATCGCGACAAGCGCCGCGCAATTCTTGAGGAGGCCAACGAAAAGGCCAACGCCATCACGAAGAAACACGCGCGCGGCCTCAATGCGTTGTATGACGCCCTCACGAAGTAACGCCCGCCCGCCGTTATCCGCTCACTACTAGAAACGAGGTTTCGCCATGTTGACACGTATCTATAAAAATAATAACTTCACGATCAAACGTGAAGAGGGCGACGAAGCCGCCGCCAACGCTCAAGAGCTCGTATGGCTCATTGCCAATTACGCCGACGATTTGACGGTAGATTATTTCGAACCGTGCTACTACGGCAACTCTTACGCCGTCATTGAGTGTGAAATTTGGTGCAACGGTGCACCGCGTTACTACCACGTACGTCCCGAATTTGTAGAACAGTACAACGCCGGGCGCGTCGTCCGCGTCGAGTTTCGCGAAAATGTGCCGCTGTTCGTCATGCCTGAATTTTACGGCTCCTATGCTTGCGAACTGAAAAACGTTAAAGGCCGTCTCTACAAACTGACCGCCGCCCCCGCCGATGATGTCCGCGAACACATGGAGGCCGCCGGGTGTACGTTCCTCACGACGTCGCCGCAATACGCGCCCGAGATAAAGCACCCGGCCGTGTTTGTTCCCAATGGCGTTTACTTCTCGTTTTGCTAACCGCTCGAACCATTAAAGGGGGTTTATCATGTGCAACTTTGAAGACTTCAATATGCAGCAAGAGTACTTCGACGAGGTAACGGGCGTCGAATCTTTGACGGTGGAATATTCCACAAGTGAGGGCAACTTCACTATTAGCGGTATTGAGTTTCGCCCCATTACGCCGCGCGTCGTCAATGTCTACCACGACGGCCGCTATTTGGGCGACGTTATCGCGGACGACGAGCGTGAATTTGAGTTTGAGCTAGTGGAATTGATCGAAGAAAAATTTTAAGGGGGTTATCATGTTTAATCTTTACGGGATCGAGAATTACGGCGATATGCTCAAAGCACTGCAGGACGGCGCCCGTTTTGGCCGCGTGATGGAATACCGCGACGGAACGAAGCACTTAGAAACCGTCTTGAGCGCCGATGATAGCTTTATCCGTTGGAATTGCTACGGATCGAGCGCGAACAAAGCAACCGCCCGCGATATGGAATTTGTTATCACGCGCATTTTTAAGATGGACCTTGATTCTTTTATCCGCGCTTACGTTTGGGCATAGGGGGAACGATGGACGATAAAAACTCTTTGATCGTGACAATTTTGGCCGTGATTATCTTTGTTCTCACATTGCCTATAGGGATATTGGCGGAATTGCTCAAACTCCAAAAATAGGACCTCCAGAAACACGAAACCCCCGGCGTTATGTCGGGGGTTTTTCTATGCTCGAATGCCTACATGATCGAACCGTCAACGGGTCATTGTGGCCTGTTTTCGCGTTTGGTGCTACGTTTTCCCTGTTCGCGTTTATACCATCAGGCATTTTGCCGCACATTTTCGGGGGTTTCGTCGTCGTCTTTGCCGCTTGCTGTTTAGCGCCTATTCCCAAACGGAAAAATCCCTGTTCAGCATAGCCGTTTCTAGCCATTGTGAGCCGATTTGAGGCCCCGTTTCTTTCGGCCTATATTGGAGTACACCACACAAGATATTGTGCCCTACACGGCTTCTTGTGGCTTGTGTCGAAGCGTTATACGGCCCCGTGAATTTTCGCACTCCGAAAGAAAAACGCCTGTTCATCAGCTTGTGCCTATATCTAGGATAATTCCCGACCGACCCACAACATATAGATTTGACCCCGAATTGTGGATTCGGCCCCCGTTTCGGCCCTTTGGCCGGCTGGTGATCGCGCCCCTGGATTCGCCTGTGCCTATGACCCTAAAAAGTCGAAAGTCGTAGAAGTCGCGGAAGTCGGCGAAAGTCGGAAAGTCGTGGAAAGTCGCTCGGAAAGTCGTTAGCGCTTCTTGCGCCCATGTCCCGTTTTCGGGACATCCTCCACGCTCTCGATGACGGCCTCGGGGAGTCTCTCCTGGGGCTTGCCGACCATCTTCGCGTACTTCTCGGAGAGCTCGTCTGGAGAAGTTAGCTGCGGTGTAACATCGGCTCTGACCTGGACATGCTCGGAAACGTCGCGCATGCCGAAGTAGTTCTTGCCGAGGAAGATCCACTTTACCGGGTTGCCTTTCTCGTCCACTAGGTAGGACTCCCACGCCGTGTTCAAAAATGCGTAGGCTTTTCTCATGACGCATCGACTCTCGGGCGTTAGCACCCCCCCGTGCCAGTTAGCGAGCCGCTTGTCGTCGTTCACGATGCCCCAGAAGTCGGTCCTGGGTATGTCGAGCGCCTGGCACAGCCCGTTGACCATCGGCTTCATCCCCAGCTCGTCGCACTTGGCCAGGTAGTCCATGACGCGCCCTTTCACGGCCCTTTCATCGCCGTAGTCGGGGCTTTCAAGCCCCATGAGCCAGATGCCCATCTTCATGACCTTGGAGTTGACCTCGGGGTCCACGTTCGTGGGGTCGGCCGCCTGCTTCACGGGGTTCTTGTCGTACGGGACTCCCTTGCCGTTGCCCCCGCTTCCCTTGCCTCCCATCTAGATCGCCTCCCTCTTGGCGCGGTCGTGGTTGGCCTGGGCGATGTAGTCCGCCTGCTCTTCCGTGATGTCGCCCGCTATCAGCGACATGGCGTCGGACGCGGTGATCCAGCCTATCGGCTCGTCGGAGTCCATACGCACCTCCAGCAGGCCTGACTGCCACCCGTAGGACCCGAAGCCGAATATCGCGCTGAAGCGCCTGCCCGCGTGCTCTCCCTGCGTCCTGTGGAACAGGGAGTCGGAGTTGTCGTGCCAGTCTATCCCCTCGGCGTCGAGCATGTCCCTGAGGGCCTCGAACTCCTCGGTGGCGTATTCCGTTCCGGTCACGGGGTCGGTGGATGTGGTCGTTCCCATGTCTACACCGCCCTCCTGATCGCGTGGGCCAGCGCCTCTGCGGCTGTGGGGTGCTCCGTTACGGCTAGGAATGAGTTCCCCCTCTTCCGTATCTGGAGCCTCGTGCGCTTCCCCTTCGCGCCCTCTAATCGAACATTTGTATGCTTTTCGTCGCCCAATGTTCTCTCCTCACTCTTCGCATTATACCAGATGTCGGGGCGTTTGCCCTGCTCACACCTAATTTCTTCACTATTTTCCACTCGACCCGAAACCCCCTTCCCCCCTCTTCGTCTCGGAGAGTTCGCCGACCTCGACGCACTCCGCGCTGGCGTATGGCACCACGACGAGCTGCGCGACGCGATCCCCCCTCTCGACGGTGTAGATGTGATCGGCGCTGTGCCCGATGTTGTGGAGCGCCAGCATTATCTCCCCACGGTAGCCGGAGTCGATGACGGATGGCGTGTTCGCCAGCGTGATGTTGTGCTTCGACGCCAGGCCGCTCCTCGGGGCCACGAGCCCGAAGTATCCCTCGGGCAGCTCGACCGACACGCCCGTGCCGACGATTGCGGTGTCCCCCGGATAGAGCTTGACCCTCTCCCTGCTCGTGAGGTCGAGCCCCGCGTCCCCCGGCTTGGCGTGCCTCGGGATCGGCGCTCCGTCGGTGAGCTTCACCTTCAGTTGCATCTGTTCCTCCCTACCATGTCCGCTTGTAGCACTCGCACGGCCCGTC